TGTAGAGACCTAAAGTTGAAACCTTCTTTTGTTTCAAAGAACAACATGTCAGCGGTGCTGTTTTGTTTTTTTGGTCTTGCATATGTTGATACCCAACTGATAGTTTCAAATGGTTTTAATTTTGGCACAATAAAATCATAAACACCAGTTGTTTCTTCAATTACATTGATGTTTTTTGGTTTGACTTTAAGTTTTTCTGTTAATACATCTTTAACAATTTCAGAAACCTTTTGTCCAGAATATGACTTACTTATCTTTGTCTGCTCTGAAAGCATCAATTCTTCAGAACAGAAATGTAGTGTGTAGACCTCGGTGTTATGATTTCCACCTGGTTTTCTATCACCAATCTTATACACCCTAAAAATTTGGTCGTTAGCATTTGGACCATTTTTCACTTTACCAAAATTTACTTCAAGATATTCGTTGCCAGTTAACTGTAGAAGTTCAATGAAACCTTGTCCATCAACCACAGTCACATAACCAGATGCTGCAAATGTGTAGATATCTTCATAATATGAAAACTCCATCATTATTTTTTTAAGTTCTATTCTTTTACCATTCGATGTTAAAAAATTAAGTGTCTTTAAAGAATAGTCTTGTGGTGAATAAGCACCAGAAGCTTCAACTGGAGTGGGATTATTTGTGGCCATATTAACTCATCAAATCTTGAAATTCAGTTTCCAATTGGTCAACATATTTTGAATTCAATATGTTAATGTTTCTTTTTGATTCATTTAAATTCATTTCATACTCATAATTCGTTATAGGTGTTGATTGTATTGTTATATCCAAATAACTTTTTGTATTGGCTGTTGTAGAAAGTCCATTTGCCAATCGGCGTTCATTAAGTTCAATTGTTTTAACTAAACCAACGCCAAGAAATTCTTCAGTTGAAATGATAAAACTTTCTGTGACTGTTTGGTCATCATCAGTGCCACGGGTAGTTTTGGTAATCACCTTTTCATAATGATGTAAATTATTCAATGTGTTACCATACTTGTCATTTACATACTCATTAAACTGTATTGAATTGAGTGGCCAGTCCCATTGTGGATCCAACATCTTGTTTGCAAACAATACTATCCAATAACGATATGGATCATCATAGTATTTGTATGCAACAATTTCTGGTGTATCACCATCTTGTATATCATATTTGTAATATACCATTGGATTCTTCAAAATATCTGGTAGAATACTGACTCTGGCCATAAGATTTGTCATAATGGTAGATACACCATTATCATTTGTAAGAATCATCTTTGGAAGTGTATCAAAATATTGCATTTCAATAACCTTTACTTTCTATCAATTCTCTATCTATCAATACTATTTCTTTGAAACTAATCGACATTGTAGTCTGAACAGGTGAACCATCTGTGTGTGAAGACCATCCGTTTGGTGCATAGTTCACATCGATACTTTCAATAACACATTCAGCAACTTTACCAATGTTTTTATTTTCTGCACCATTAAAGAAAAATTCTAAATTAAATGTTGATGGTGGTATAAAAAACATACCAGCAGCACCAGTAACAATCCTTGGTGCAGCATGTGTTTTAAACATCTTTACAATATTTTTTACCGTTGTAGACTCATCTTTTGAGAATGGTGTAAAAGTAAAAGACATTTGAAATGATCTGAAATCTATACCATCAAACATCAATTGTTGTTGTGGATTGAGTGCAAGGCCTTGTGAAGCTAAACCTAATTTTGCAGCATTTGTTTGTGCTTTTGCTATAGTACTTGCAGCTATGCCAGCGGCAAAATTAATTGGTCTAAAACCTTTTGCACCTTTATCATGTAATGATTCCAATACACTTGAAGCAACTTCAAGTAAAGTTGTTTGGTTATATGAAGCGGCGCTGGTAAATTCTAATGTGTCTGGCATATATAAATTTATTCCAGCTACAAGTCTTGTTTTTCTTTGTGTAAATGCTATTTTTGTTTGTTCCGCAACAGCTCCAACGGCACCAATTGATTTTTCGAGAAAATCATTACCTTTAAATCCTTCTAATGCTGCATCTTTAATATTTTCTGCGCTATTTCCTACACCCTTGAATATTTCAGGAAAACCATATGATTTTCCTTGTTCATATCCAATAGGTTGTACTTCATTGATTCGAAATTGAACCACATGATTTCTTGTTGCAGATTGCAAATCTCTTGGATAAGATAAAATCTCCACCTTGTTTTTATTACCAAACAATTTACCCAAAGGACCTTTAAGTGCAGCTCCAGGAATTGATACGCCACCGATTGATGTTGGAATTGAAATTATTGCCATGGTCTTTTCTAAAAAGATTGATATATAGTATTTATGGCATATTCTGGAAGATTCCAACCCTCAAATCCTCAAAAATACGCAGGGGATTACAAAAATATCATTTATCGCTCATCATGGGAATGCCGAGTGATGAATTGGCTCGACAAAAATCCAAATATTGTGTCTTGGGCTTCAGAGGAACTCATAATTCCATACAAATCTCCTGTGGATAATCGTATGCACCGTTATTTTCCTGATTTTGTCGTTAAAGTTTGTGATAGAGATGGTAAAACAAAAACTATGATGCTTGAAGTCAAACCGAAATATCAAACAATGGAACCTGAAAAGAAGAAACGTGTTACTAAACAATACATACGGGAGGTTGTAACTTGGGGTGTCAATCAGGCCAAGTTCAAGGCGGCAACAGAATATTGTTTAGACCGTGGTTGGGAATTCAAACTTATAACGGAACACGATCTCGGACTATAACTAAATATCCGATGATAACAAAATCCATACTCACTACACTGTCAGAAGAAAAGGTTTCGGCTAACTATCAAACGATGAGCCGAGAATCTATGACATGGTTATTAAAACGAATTGCAGATTTAAGAAACCCTGGTCGATTAGCCATTCCAATAACAAGGGAGAAGTCTCGCTGGACCAAACCATCCGATAGACAAAAGTTTTTGATGGGTGGGTTATACTACTTCGTATATGATCCTAAAGGCAAAAGCGATTTGCCTTATTATGATAGATTTCCACTGGTTTTGCCTTTAAAACGACAATCTGATGGTTTTCTTGGGTTAAACATACATTATTTGCCACTTCGTTATAGATTAATTTTTATGAAGAAGTTGTTGAATTTTGCAATTTACAATGATGAAGATGAGATTAAGAGAATTCGTATCACATATCCAATGTTAGATGCATCGTCTAGGTTAAAAGAATTCAAACCATGTATCAAACATTATTTGTATGGCCACATTAAATCCAGAATATTGGCTGTCGAACCTAACGAATGGGACATTGCAATGTATTTGCCTGTACACCAATTCAAGAAGGCGCAACCAAAAGAAGTCTGGAAAGACTCAGTAGAAGAAATAAGGAACTAAAATGCCAGTTTCAATTAGCGGTTTTAAATCATCTTTCACCGGCGATTTGGCTAGACCGAATCGTTTTGAGGTGGATGTTCCTATTCCTTTTACACTGTTGGCTTATGTAAAGACCAATAGAAACCTGAAATATAGATGTGAGAACGCAAATCTACCAGGTAGAACTCTTGCAACAATCGAACAAAAGACATATGGTCCGATTGAGAAGTTTCCATATCAAAACACATATAGTGACATTGATTTGACATTTATTGTTGATGATGATATGTCACAAAAAGTATTCTTTGATGCGTGGTTGAACTTTATCAATCCGTTGTACAACAACAACTTTAGATATAAAAGTGATTATTGTACAGATTTGACAATAACACAATATGATGTTACGAATCAACCATCATACTCTTGCAACTTGTATGAGGCATTTCCAATTGCAATAAACCAAATGGACTTAGATTGGTCTAATGATGGTTACCACAAACTATCAGTGACATTTGCATACACTTACTGGAAGAACAATTCTCTCCAAGGCCTTGCGATGGAACTGTTGGATTCGGCAGTCGGAAATGTTATCGACAAATACGGTGGGCTTGGTGGTACTGCAAAAGGTGCTATTGGTGCAATCACCGATAGTGCCACTGGTGCCATTGGTTCTGGAATTGATTCGATTGGCAAAAGTGCTGATAATATTAATGGATTTGTATAATTAAATTGGAGAAATTATGGCTTTACCTAAACTTGATGTGCCAACATATGAAATTGAATTACCTATATCTAAGAAAACAATTAAATATAGACCGTTTCTAGTTAAAGAACAAAAGAATCTATTGATGGCTCTGGAGTCAAATGAGTCCTCAACGATTCAACAGAATGTCCGTGACATACTGAACAATTGTACTTTGACTGAAGGTATCAATATTGACAAATTGCCTATCATTGATGTTGAATATTACTTCATCAATCTCAGAAGCAAATCTGTCGGTGAAATTGTAGAGACAAGATACCGTTGTAATAATGAGGTTGAAGAAAAGGTTTGTGGTAACATTATGGAAGCAAGTGTTAACCTACAGAACATTCAACCATACCGTGAAGAAGAAGTTAGTCCAGAAATTCAATTGACTGACAAGATTATGATTAAGATGAAGTACCCTGAGTTTGGTATCATCAAAGATTCTCTCAACATGGAAGATATTACTGAGGTGACTTTCAACTTGATTTCAGAAAGCATCGAACACATTTTTGACGGCGACCAATTCTATTATGCACATGAGGCCGAACCTGGTGAAATGTTGGAGTTTGTTGAAGGTCTGAATCAGGCTCAATTTGAAAAGGTTGAACACTTCTTTAATAACTTACCAAAGTTAAAAGAAACGGTTGAGATGACTTGTAGTAAATGTGGTTTTTATCATAAAATTGATGTAGAAGGTCTCGAAAATTTTTTCGGTTGACGCTGCGTCACGATAACTTGAGGAATTATTACAAAACTAATTTCTCTTTGATGCAGCATCACAAATACAGTTTGACGGAGTTAGAAGCTATGTTGCCATGGGAAAGAGATATCTATGTCTCTATGTTGATTCAGTATATTGAGGAAGAAAATCAAAAAATAAGAGAACGACAAAAGAGATAAATGGCAAGAGACACCAGTAAGGATGTTACTCATCAACAATCGATGAGTAAATTGTCCGAAAAATCAAAACAAACTTCAGCTTCATTGCTGAATTCCACCAAGGCCACACCTAAGGCTCTTGCGGATAGTGGCGAAATGGATGGTGTTCTTGGTCAAATCTATCAATTGATGGTTGATAATCGCAAAGATGAATTAGACCAAAGAAAAACAGAAGAAAAATATAAAAAAACTGATACAGGAAAAGAAGAACAACGCCACCAAGAATTGTTGAAGGCGTTAACGGTTCGTAGAAGACCAAAGCCTAAGAGAGTCATTCGCCGTGAGAAAAAGGCGGAAGAAAAAGAGGCAGCTAAACCAACTGAACCAGCTAAGCCAACTGCGCCGGCCAAAAAGCCAGCAGAAACGGCTAAAAAGCCACCTGAGCCGGCTAAAAAGCCACCTGAGCCGGCTAAAAAGCCACCTGAGCCGGCTAAAAAGCCACCAGAACCAGCTAAGAAACCAGCAGAAGATACTGCTAAAAAGGCTGCTGAAGATAGAGCTAAAAAAGAATCCGAAGATAGAGCTAAAAAGGCTGCTGAAGATAGAGCTAAAAAAGAATCCGAAGATAGAGCTAAAAAGGCTGCTGAAGATAAAGCTAAACGGGAAGCTGATGATAGAGCTAAAAAGGTTGCTGAAGATAAAGCTAAACGGGAAGCTGATGATAGAGCTAAAAAGGCTGCTGAAGATAAAGCTAAACGGGAAGCTGATGATAGAGCCAAGAAAACTGCCGAACAGGTTAAACCGCCAGAGGTCAAACCACCACCAAAAGCGGAACAGGTTAAACCGCCAGAGGTCAAACCACCACCAAAAGCGGAAGCTGCACCTGCGGCACCAAAGCCTGCTCAAGTGAAACCACCACCGACAGCGACTAAAACTCCTCAAGAATTAGGTAAATTAAGTTCTAAATTTGAAACGGGTGGAAGAAAAAACGCAGGCGCAGTAGTTGGTTGGGATTCTACTGGTGGAACTAGTTATGGTACTTATCAAATAGCAGCTAAAGTTGGTAGTATGGCTGCATTTTTAAAATTTGCAGAAGCTAAAGGTGAAACTGATATAGTATCCAGATTGAAATCTGCGGGTCCTGCTGATACGGGTTCAGATAAGGGACCATTTGTTGATGAATGGAAAAAAATATCGGCTGAAAAAGGTAAAGATTTTGATAAATTACAACATGATTTTATTGAAGACTCACAATTTAAACCTGCTGCAAAAACATTATTACAAGGAACTGGTTATGATGTTGAAAAACAATCTGCTGCTATAAAAGATGTTTTTTTTAGCACAGTAGTACAGCATGGGCCAGGTTCAGCAAAACATAATAATGGTGCTTACGGAATATTTAAAAAAGCAATTCAAGATAATGGTGGCATAAATGCCGATCCAAAAAATATAATAAACAGTGTATATGAAATAAGAGGAACAAAATTTGGTAGTAGTTCAGAAAAAGTAAGAAAGAGTGTACAGGATAGATTTGTTCAAGAAAAAGCATTGGCATTAGATATGTTGTCAAACGATGGCACCAAAGTTGACCAATCATCCAAAGAAAATGCAGACCTCAAAGAAAAGTTAAATAAAGATAAGTCAGCTCAAACAACGAACAATACCACTACGACAAACAACCAGACAAACAATGTTAAACCTGAACAAAAGGTTGATGATAGACCACCCCATGTAAGAAAGCAACAACAATAAAATGGCTACAGATAATAAAATGTCATATCAGATGGCTGCGAGGTTGAAGAATCAATCTCTTGGTTCCGTTATTGCTGACCAACTTATCTCTGGTGAGGGATATGGTGCATCAATTGGTAAAGCTATTGGTCTAAAAACAAAAGCCAGAGTTACCAGACTTAAAGCCAAATTTGATCCGTTAAACGTTGCAAAGTTTATGACAGGTGGATCCAGATTGGGTCCTGCAATTCTTGGTAAAATGACAGGTCGTTCCAGAAAAGATATTGAATATTTCACGGGCCGTGCAAGACCCGTTTCAACATCAACTAAGATTGGTAAACTGGAAAAAGATGGCGGCGGTGGTTCTTCTGGTATGGATGAAATGTTGAATAAGATTTATGATTTTATGAAGCAGAACCGTGAAGAAGATATTGTGGCCAGACAAAAACAGAATAATTTTGCTGAAGAAAAATTAATGGAATCTGAAAGAACTGCCGACAGAAGGCACAAAGATTTATTAAAAACAATAGAACAACTGAAAAAAGATTTGGTGCCAGTACAAACAGCCGAAAAAGTTGAAGAACAAGGATCATCCATATTAGGTGATTTGGCTGATATGAAAAGGGTATATGATATATTGAAAACTGCTGGTGGTTGGTTAATGACAGTTATGAGTGGACCACTTGGTCTTGCTTCAAGCATTGCTGCTCTCATATTAACACCATTTGCATTATCATCAATTGAAAAAGATAAGATAGATAAAGACCCTTATGCAAAAGAATATGATAACAATGCTTATGCTCTAAGTGTAAGAAGTAAACTTGAGGGTGGTAATCTTACAGAAGGACAAGCAGCTGCACAATTACAACAAAAAGCACTTAAACAAGTACCAAGAAGAACTGTTGAGGATTTTGTTAAGTCTGATTTAACGGATAAAGAATTGGTACAAGAATTAGGTGCCGATAGAGAAGGCCTGAAAAACTGGTTGGCTGAAAATCCTGAAAAAGCAATGTATCAGGTACCAATGGCTGGTATGCAAACTCAACAATCCAAAACACCGCCAGCACCTGCATCCTCACCTGCCGGAGAAACCGGTGGTGCACCAACAGCAACTCCTATGACACCTGAGAGTGGTGGTGGAACTATGCCTTTGTCTGCACCCTCCGCATCTATGGCGACACCGGAGACTGTTCCAAACATGGGCCAACAACTGGCTTCTGTTATGGGTCAGAATACCGATATGAAATTGGCTGATTTTGCCGGACCACTAGAATCTGTGGTTAACAATCTAAACTCACTCAATAAATCCACAACAACAGGCAAATCAGCATTACCCGCTGTTCGTAATCTGGAAGATACTTTCCAAAGAATGATTATGAATTCAACACGGGTAGTATAAACAAAAAACCCCGCACTAGGCGGGGTCTAAACTTTTATTAAAAGAGTTTAATCTTCTTCGGCCAACTTGCTAAAGTATGCCATATCATCGTCATCTGTGCCAACAAGATCAACTGGTGCCTTTTTAGGTGCAGCCTTTGCTTGTTCCACGGTTGTACGAGCTCTTGGACCACCATCTTCATCAATACTGGTTGTGATACCAAGTACTTTGTCGAGGCGGGTCTTCAAAGTGTCGTATGGCTTGAATTCTTTGTCAGCAACCAACTCCAATAATGAAGCTTGGGACTTCCAAATCTTTTCAAGTGCGTCATCATCACTCAACAATGGTGCCGCAGATTCGAATTCAGACTTATCATAGTTTTGATAGCCCTCAACTTTACGAATCTTCAATTTGAAGTTAGCACCAGTCCACATATCAAACGGATTGATTGCTGTTTCATCTTCAAACGCAGGGTTCATTGCCTCAGTAATCTTATCAAAGATTTTCTTACCGAACTTGAACAATTTAACTTGCCCTTCGTTCTCAGGATGCTTTGGATCACTTACGATGTACACGTTAGCAATGTAATTGAGTTTACGCTTTTGTTTGCGTACAATCTCTTTGTTGGCTTCTACACCAGAATTCCACAAACGGCTATTGTGTTCACACACGGGACATTGCTGATTCTTGGTTGTCAAGCAGTTGTCAATAAGCCAACCACCAGGACCTTGAAATCCATGTGAGAAGATTTTGACCCATGGAAGGCCATCATCACCGTCTTGTGGAGATGCAGGAAGAAAACGGATAGTTGCCATGCCGTTACCTGCTTTGTCAACCTCTGGTCGCCAGAAGTTTTCTTTGTCAGATGCACCTTCAGTTGATGCATTGAGTTGTTCAATCGCCTTGGTTAGCTTGTCCAAATTACCAGACGATTTTTTAAGTTTAGAGAAATCTACCATAATTTACCTTTCGTATTAACGGAGTATAGTGTATAAACGGATTGTCCACATGATGCATTATATAACATTATTTAGGCGTTGTCAAAGGATAGCCTTCAACATTGCCAAGGTGTTAGGCACGTCCCTGTGCCAGATTGCATGACCACCTGCTATACGCCAATCAGTAATGACACTTTCGGTATCATCAATGATGAGGGTGTCCTCTTTGGCATATTCTTTCTTTAGTTGTTTACCCGGTACAAAATTACGTTTGAATGTAATTCCGTGGGAGTTCAACCAAATCTCTTTTTGTTTTGAAATACTATCATGTGAATCTGCACGAGCAGTTGATGAAAGTATCTCTGTCGGCACTGGTGAATTGCGTAGAAACTCCAGTAATTCACTAGCGTGTGGCATCATTTCAAGTGTTTCAAAGTTTTGCCCATGAATGAATTGATTGAACAGATTAAATTGTTTTTTGTCCCGAATTTGGTCTGGACTCTCATTGAATAGTTTTTTGTAACGGGCAACAAAGTCGCATATTACACCATCCATGTCCAGGTAGATGCAAGAAATTTTTAGTTTATGCATGTTCTTTCAAACTTTCTTTCAAAATTAATTTCAATTTATCTTTATCAAATTCAATGAACGGTGTGTACTTTTCAATTCTTCTTTTCCATGAAGGCCAAACAACATCATCTGATATTTTTTTGGACCACATAGGCAAGAAATTCATAATGTGATTTAATATACACACCGTTTCAAAATTTATGGTACTGTAAGTTAACTCTTTTAAGAGTAACGGATACTGACCATCTTCTACCACCAACATTTCATTTGGTGTTTGTGTTGCGTTAAGAAGACCTATTATATCTTGTTCGAATCTATAAGTCAAGCTCTGATTTCTTTTTTGCCATTGCTTATAGACTTCTTCACCTTCCAGATTGGCAATTTCACCAATCCAGTTGGATTCGGTAACGAGGAAGTTAGCCACATAAAAGTTCTTTAAGTCTTCCAGTTTGTATTTACGGGATAACTTATAGAAAGTATACTTATCTTTCCTGATGGCAAAGTTATCTCTGGTAACGTTGGTCTTACCGTGATACTTAAAATAATCGTAGCTATCAGTAATAAAATGAAGTTTGATGGCATTATATAAAGCAAAGGCCGAGAAACCCGAACCTTCTTCAAGCGAGAAAATCATAACGGCAAAGAGGCACTTCTTTTCAATAGGTTTAATTCTTGGGCTTCTTCACGAATCTTGGCCTTCAAAGCATTGGAGACCAATAATGATGCAACATCGACCTCCATACCTGTCTGTTCACAATGGTGAATGATAGCATCCATATGTGTGGTACCCAAGGTGTATGACAGCTTGGAAATCATTTCACTAAAATCATTAATTTCTGTTTTCGTAGGCACGATTATCCTTTGGTATAAAAAATGTGGTTGCCAATCTTCTTCACAACTCTGATATTGGTCCAACCGGGGTTAACATAGACTGCATGGTAGAACATTGCCTTGGTTTTGGCAAGCTCTCTGTGCAATACTGATTCTGTTAATGCCCTTTTAGCAATGTACAGGCATTCTTCCCATGCATATGAATCCTTAACTGGATTAACATTCTCGCAAGTCCATGAGAATTGGCAGGTTGCACCAGTTTTCTGGTAAACAACACCGCAAAAATCGGATGGATATCTCTTGCTGTTTGCACGATTGATTGTGACCTGTGCAACGGCCAATTTTCCTTCATGTGATTCTTTTGCTGCTTCGTAGTAAATGTTTTTAGCAATACAAAGAACCTGTTTATTAATATCTGCACCAACTTGTTCCTTAACTGAAGGTTCATATTGCTTGGCAGAAATGGGTATACATAACGAGGTAAATACAATCAATAAAGTTTTTGACAACTTCATTTGTTCTCCTTGTGTGTGTTTGGGGTTAGACCCCAACCCTCAAGACGATTTCTTGGTAACTTTTGGAAGTTCCATAGGAATGTTAGACACGAAACCATTCAAGGTTTGAGCCTTGCTGATAATTTCTGTTTCTGAGGGAGTTTGTGGTAAAGCCGGATGTAAAGGTGGTGTTTCACCTTTGGCTTTTGCGCTTTCACATTGTACGTGCCATTCAGATTGAATTCGGTCACGTTGAGCATTATATTCATCATATAACATATCTCTTGCCATTTTTAGTAGGTCAAGGCGTATTTCAAAGGGTGTCATTGACATAGTTTTCTCCTGTGTGTAAAGTGTGTGGGGGTTTTTATTAGGAACCCATAACCTATTGTCTATTTAGAAGCCTACGGATACTGTAAGTCCTACTGCACGCTCTTGAATGTCTTGATAGCTTTGGCTAACACCCAAACCAACAGAAACTTTGCTGATGACTGGCATGTCGTAGCTAGCAAATACTACGGATTGTTTTGGATTTGCGCTATCCCAATTTACACGGGTCTTAGCACCAGCCATGGCATAACCAGGACCAACCTTAACACCAGCGTTTGCGCCAACTAGACCATACTCATATGGCTTTGTACCAGCACCACCATTATCAAAACCAACACCAACGAATGGGCTGATACCGAAAACTGTCTTACCTGCGGTAAGTTCCAAGCTATTGAACATAGATTGGTTGTCATTGGTACGTGCATTACGATTTTGTAATCCAAGATTGAAACCACCCAATGAGGTACCAGCACGAACATATTGTGCGATACTTTGTTGGTTGCTTACCCGGTCAGTAACTTGGTCAACACCATACGAAACAAAACCACCGGCCTGTGCGGCTGCGGCGACTGCAATTAAACTTGCGATTGCGATTTTCTTCATTAAAACTCCTTAGTTAATAAAAAGACAGTTTAATGCTGTTACGAGGATAAACTGTCAAAAACCCTAGTCTGCGTTTAGGCAGCCAATGCGAAACGTGAGTCGTTTGCGGTTACTTTGATTTAGTTTTAACATCTTCTCTGATGAGCTGTCCACTTCTATACTTGTTGCCCTGTCGAAACTATGCAGCCCCATCAAAAGTATACTGGTTTAGATTATGTGGATGTCCGTGATACCTTAGTCATCTTCATTATCGCACGGCGCAGACCTTTATACTTTTGGTGGAACTGGGGGGATTTGCACCCCCGTCCAGAACACTTTTCTAGTTGCTTCATACAACCATAACTTCGATTATACAATAATTATGTATTTGTGTCAACCTGTTTTAGGTATATTTAACTGATTGGTTTATGAAAAACCTTTTTGGCCACCACGGATATAACCACCCAAATGTCCCCAAGTTAAGGTGTTTCCGGTACCTGTAGCTGCCACAGCAGCACCACCTAAACCGCCAGGATATCCGCCGCCACCTCCAGGAGAACCGTTCATACCCAAATTACCTCCAGAACCGCCGCCATGGCCATAACCGTCTGGGCCAATATATTGATAATATCCAGTATTTCCAGCACCACCATAATATATTCCAATTGGCCAGGTAGCTCCTCTTGGAAAAGTACTATTCCAACCACCACTGTAACCATATTCACCCCATATACCTGCGCCGCCGCCGCCGTTTCCAGCTTGATTCGTTCTGTCACCTCTTGCTCCACTACCACCGCCGCCGCCACCGCCGCCAATAACACCATAATTATATATGGTAAGATTCACGCCACCGTCAACCGCAATTGCAGGCTGTCCATCAAAACCGCTGGAGCCTTGGAAAGATGCGCCAGCGCCACCACAACCAATTATATAACCATAATTCCATAATTCCATACCGTTAGGAAAACTTCCAGAAATATATAATGCTCCAGGTTGATTCCAACTCTCTTTATTTGCTTTAACTGTACCGCCGCCTGCTGTGTCCCAAGTTTTAGTTCTGTAACCAGCCATGAATGGTTGTAAAACTCTTGTTTCGGGAAGATATGTTATTGGATGATTAACCAAGGTCTTCAAATGTGCTTCATCTGGTGTAGGATTATTTACTTGACCAACAACAATTTGTAATCTTTGATTTTGATCCCAACCTTCAGCAACTGCATCAACTCTGACCTTACGGTCGTACCAAACATTATTAAACTGAGATGTCGGCCAAACATTATAATACATTACAAATTTATCAGCTTTACCATAAAAATTTGACATGGCAATTGTTGATGCATTAGTTGTGATACCAGCAAGACCTCTGGGTCGTGTATCATTCATACTAATTTCCGTGGCTGCACCTATACCCAGTTCGGTTTTAACTTGACTTAACGATATTGCTCCACTGGATTGTAATGTCATTTCTTTTCCTTGTTTTTATTATCTATTTATTCTATCAGCTGTTTTTGTGGTAATAATCAATAGCTTTTACAAGTCCTTCAATGTGATCCTGTGTTTTTTCTTTGAAAATCAGTGGTGTTGAATCTTTCACCGCCATGATAATTACTAAATCATCAATAGGTTGCCCGACCAATTCCTCATACATCAGTGCATATGCAGTACACTGCCAAAAGTAATCCAAGATTGATTCTCTGTCTTTGGCCTTACTTGAAGTCTTGAAATCAATGACTGTTAAACTACCTTCATATTCACCAATACAGTCCACACGGCCAGCCAAACCAAGTTGTGATGACCATAGACCAACCTCTTGATAGTGTATGTTATTTATCTTGTTTAGGTATGGTTTGATTGATATGAACATTTCCTTGGCATCAGGCATCACAACACCTGGTGGTTTAGGTTCATTGTTCAAATAATATTCACACAAGCTGTGCATATTGGTGCCACGGGTCGTTGCTTGTTTGGATATCTTGTTAGCAACTTCTTCACCAACTCTACGGCGCCATTCCATGATGGCCTGTTTCTTTTGGGCACCCACCACCGTGGTCACCGATGGTAATTTCTTACCTTCTGGTGTGACATAATATCTTTTCCCGTCAGGAAAAGTTTGAGATTCAATTTTTGGAATCTCTTTTGGCGGGCAATAATTAAACATATCAATAACCTAGTTGTTCACATGCTACAATCCATTGTTTCACTAAGCTACTACGGACAATATCATCTGGTGTAAAATA